AAATTTTATGGTACATGGCAAAGAATAAAACAGAGGTGTAATAATTCAAATAGGCATAATTATAAAAATTATGGTGGTAGGGGAATTACATACTGCATTGAATGGAATGAATTTATTAATTTTAAAAATGATATGTATGAATCTTATTTAGAACATATATTATTATATGGAGAAAAACAAACAACTATAGATAGGATAAATAATAATGGAAATTATGAATCCTCTAACTGCAGATGGGCTACTAATAAAGAACAAATAGATAATAGAAGAGATCAAGTTAATCAAAAGCAATTTAAAGCAATTAGATTAAATGATAAATATGAAGAAATATCCAATAATTTAAGAGAATTTTCTAGAAAGTACAGTCTAGATCGTGGTAATATAAAACATTGCCTTAAAGGTAAGTATAAAACTACTAAAGGTTGGACTTTTACATATACAGATTAGAGGCTACATGCCTCTTTTAATAGGAGAGGTATAATATGCCACAAGAATATGATACAAATACTGATGTTAGTACTAATGAAGATGTAATACAATCAACTAATGAAATAAATACAAATGTTTCCTATGAAAAACATATGGAAAAAAATATTGTAGGAGAAATAAGTACTTTATTTGATACACTTCATTCAGATAGACAAGCACAACTTGATACTATTGAAATTGTAGAAGACATGTTAAGAATTAAATCTAATATAGAAACTACAGGTAAAATAAAATTCTCAGATGAAGCTAAAAATGGTATTAGACAATACCTAAAAGATGCAGGTATAAGTAGAATATTAGATACAGCAGTATCTCAAACATATAATACTACTTTTAAGAATCCTGATAAACTATTTAATGTAAGTTTAGTATTAGAAGATGACGAAAAAGACTTACAAGACGAAGAACAAAATCCTATTCAAGAAACTATGAATCAGATACAACTTCCAGAACAAACTACAACTCCAGAATTAACAGAAGAAGATATTAAAAATAAAGAAAAAGACGAAATACTTTTATGGAAACAATATATTCTAAATTCTATTAAAAAAGCAGATGCTAAAACTGAATTTAGAAAAGGAGTTAAAAACTTTTATAAAAAAGGAGAATTTATTCTTCGTTGTACATGGAAGCAAGACTTTGAAATACAAAGAAGACAAGATAAATTTCAATATAATAATAATGACGTTAATATTGAAATGGATAAATATAAAGTAACAAAAGAATTAACATATGATGGTCCGGCAATTAAATGTTTAGAACCAGAAAATTTTGTTTGGGATACTTCATACGATAATTTTAAAGATGCTCCTAAAATAAATAGACAATATACTCCTTTAAAAACTATATTAAATAATGATTCTTATAAAGAATTTTTAACAGAAGATGATATTAATAATATTACTTCAATGGTAAAAAGCGGTAAGATTGATAATACAGATTTAGATGGTGAAGAAAATTATACTACTTCTAATGGTATTAAAGGTAAAATGTTAGAAGTTCTTGAATTTGAAGGTGATATACAAATAGGAGATGAATTCTATAATAACATGAAAATAGTTATTATAGGTAGAAAATTTGTTGGATATTTTGGATACAACCCTTCATTAAACAGTTCTTATTTATACTGTCCATATGATACTGACGATGATACTGGTAGAGGTGTTGGTTTACTTGCTAGATTAATTCCTACTTCATTAGCAATAACTAAATTATGGAGAGATTTAATAAGAGCAATAGGTCTTTCTATTAATAAATGTCATATAGCTCCAACAGGTGCTTTTGAAGGTGAATTAGTTGTAGAAGAAAATGGTATTATAGAATTTGATCCACAGAAAGTAACAGGTAATGCATTAACTCCTATTGATTATCAATCTGGTATAAATGCATGTATAGAATCTATAAAATTACTTTCTGATGCTCAAGAAGAATTTACCATGAGATTTAAATATTCTTCCGGTGATTCTCCAAAACAATCTACTACTTTAGGTGAAGTACAGATAGTAACAGAAGCACAAAATACTGTAATGGGATTTGAACTTGATAAATTGTTTGATGAAATAATTCTTCCTTTAGCAGAAAAAGTAGGACAATATCTTGCTAATTTTAAAGAAGGTAGAGAAAAAATTCAATATAATAATCATGAAGGTGAGAATGCTATAGGTTATGTAGATGATGTAGTTAGAACTAAAAAATATAATTACTTTATAGAAGAACCTCAGAACTCTGCTTCTAAGAAATTAAATAATATGCAATTTGTAGATGCACTTATTACTAAAATAGGTGGATATATGACTTCAACAGGTCAAGGTACATTAAGTGCTAAAGAAATAATTGCTTACTTAGGTGGTGGTTATGATATAGTAAATCCTGATAAATTTATTATACCTCCAGAAGCACAACTTCCTGTACAAGGTCAAGAAGGAGTTGCACCACAAGCACCTCAACTTCCTACACCTGGTGTCACAGCAGAAGACTTACAATCTGTTGTTAGTAGTCAAGTACAACAACAAGTATTAAGTGCTTTAACTCCTTTAATAGAAAAAGTTAAAGAATTAGAAGCACAAATACAACCACAAGTAATAAGTAATGAACCACCACAACCCATTGAATTAAGTCAACCACAAGGTATGTAATATATGGGTATTAAATTAACACAAGATGATAAAGATAATATTGTAGAATTGAATAAGCTTTTTGAAACAGAAGGATATTCTGTTCTTAAAGCTCATTTCTACAGAGAAATTTTAGAAGCTATTTCTTTAAAAACTACAGAAAAAGATACTGCATATTATGCAGGTCAGAAATCAGTATTTGAATATGTAGAAAGGAAAGTTAAAATCTTAGAAAAATTTCATAATGATGATTAATTGAGGAGAAGATACAATGGATGAAACATTAAATCAAAGTGGAGAATCTACAATAGAAACTGCACAAGACACTACAACAGATTTAAATAATACAGTTGATACAAACATACAAGAAGATTTTTCAGACGATACAGAAGACACTATAGATTTAGATGGTAATGACTATACTAAAATACCTGATGAAGAATTTGATGAAGATGGTAATTGGTTAAACCCTAATAAAGATAAAAAGCCAGAACCTGAAAAAATTGAAGAAACTACTACAGAGGAAACCACAACAACTACAGAACCTGTTAAAGATCCTAAAACATTAGAAGAGTGGTTAACTACATTCCCTGAAAGAGAAGTAGAAATTGTAAAACAGGAATTAGAAACTAAAGCTAATGAAGGTGCTACTAAATTTATTTCAATGGCTAAAAAATATTTGGCTAAAGCGAGTCATCCTATTATAACTAAACCTGATGGAACTCAAGCATATGCAGAATTTACAGCAGAAGATGTTCTAAATTATTGCATGAAAGAAGGGAATTATGATGCATTCTTAACATTATTATCTCCATTAGAAGTAAGAAATTTTATTAAAGAAGAAACAGAAGTTAATTCTAAATATGATAAAATTTTCCAAGACTTTGAAAACGAAATAAATGTTAAAAGTGAATATAAAGAAAAGAAAGAAGAAACTGCTAAATGGAATGATTATGCTAAAGTTTTAGAGAAAGAAAATCCTGCTATAGCACATGTACTTAAAAAAGTTGCTACATTAGGAAAATTTGATAAGAAGTTAGCGGATTTATTAACAACTGCAATGAAGGAGGGTCAAGCATTAACGAGCAATACTAAATTAATGTCTAAACAAACAGACGACATTAAAAAACAAATGATGGGTACTGCTCCTGTATCAACTGCAAAAGTAAACGAATTCTCACAATATAAAAGTATAAACGATGTACCTGATGATGTACTTGAAGACCCCATCAAATACAAAAAAATGGTAGCAGAGTTTGCACGTAGAAAAAGAAAGTAGGAAAGTCCTACTAAACAGTTAAAAAATGTAATATTACAATTAAAATTAGGAGAAAAAGAAAATGACTCAAGATTTAACCAATTTTTTATCAGATGTTTGGACTAAAAAATATATGACTCCTCTGAAAAAAAATACAGTAATGAAACAACTTGTAAACACAGATTTTGTAGGAGATGCTAAATATGGTAAATCCGTTCAAATCAGAGTATTCCCTTCAACAATTCCTACAAACGAGTACACAGATACTTGTATCTATTCAGAACTTCAATCAACTGTAGTTCCATTACCTATTGATCAAAAAGTTCAATTTGGTTTTGAAGTAGACGATATTTCTGCTGTTCAATGTGAATTGCCTTTAATAGAAGGTCACTTGAAAGCTGGTAGAAACGCTGCTGAAATTGCT